ATCTACGCCACCTATTGGTTCGGGGTAGTTTCTATTTACGTTTATTTTTCTAGGAGGATTTAAATTATCCGTCCAGAATAGTAAGTCATCGATTAAGTTAATACCTGTAACTAAGTACTTAGGGTCAAAGTTAAGTACGTCTTCAGATACTACATGGTACTTTAGTAAGTTTTTTTCTGCATTAAATGATACTACCATATCAACAGTAGCAGATGCTACAAGCCAGTATAGCGTTTCATTAGATCCATCCTCATATGCGCCAATACATTTAGCATCTATAAGAGAAGTTCCGTTATACTGTAAGTTAGTAAGCTTAATATTTCCCTTAGCATTTTCTACAGCCCCTACACTATTATTTTCAGTAGATCCGACTCTAATATTTAACGCGTCTACATATTCCCCAGCAGGGATTACGCGCTCATCAAAATCTTTGTTCATTCTACCGGCAATAAAATTTACATCAATATTTGCCATATATATTACTTAATCCATTTATCACGACCTCTCATATTCATCAAAAGTCTTCCCGGATGAATATTACTCAATCTTATTTTTGCGTTTCTTAGAAGGGCTGTTTTGTCCTTCTTAGCTCTGTTAACTATATATTCCTGAACTCCAACCTTAGCATTTAGTATAGCATACTTAATGTAAGCATATATAAACTCTTCGGCCATCTTATTGATGCTTACCTTAGAATCATCACCGTCCTGCATTCCATCAGAAATATATTCTAAAATACATAACTCTCCGGCCATACCAGAACCGAAATTAATAACTCCTGAAGCTTTATCAATTCTATATGTTGGATTGACGTTAGCTGTCTCTGTGTTTAAACCGTAGTTAGCTCCAATAGAGTAATCGAAGTACCAGTTCTGATCTATATTTACACCTTCTCTACCAGCATACATTCCGCTTCCAGGATACATTGTTTTTTGTTTGTCAGTAACCCTATCGTAATCTAAAATAGAAGTTCCCTCCAATATATTTCCGTCCTGATCAAATAAAACCCTACAGTTATTATCCTGTAAATAACTATTACTATAATTCGTTTGAATGTTTTCAGTAAGCGGTCGTAATACACCATCTTTATATAATGATATTCTAACGTAATTTACATAGTCGTTTGGCAATATAAACTTAAGATCGTCACAGATACTAATTTCTAGTACCTTGATTTCTTTAAGAGCATCGTAGTTTATTTCTTGAATTCCTCTTTTTGCGTGAAATAATACGTTATATCTTTGTACGTTATTTATTAACTTGTCGTTGCCAACATACATTAACATAAAATTATTTACAATATCGTCTAGGGAAACATACTGATACGATCCCCAGTTTTCATTTTCAGGTATGTTACCTGAGTTCTCATAGTATTGATAACCAGTTAAATATGCCATATCTATCCTTGAGTTTGTTGGTTCTTAACTTCTTCACTTGTGCCAAACGAGAACACATCCGCTTCTCTAATAGATATTCCAGCAAACTGAAGTATCTTAGCTGTTAACAATGGTTCGTCTGTTAATGGAAGTTCAAAGTCCTGATAGTCAGAAGCTGATTGATTAAATAACGGCTCTCCACCTAATAAAGACGTGTATGTCCACTTAGGATCCTTAGGATATCTAATGTACTGAGTAGATACGCTTGATTGTATTGATGAAGGGTATACTTTTATATGGTTACCTTCTAGAACATACGCTGGATATAGTACAGATGGACTTGTAAGGTTAGAAGATAATAGGTTTAATATCTTATCCTGTGATACCCTGTCTATTTCCTTTGATCCGTATCTTACAGTGTTTAAATAGTAGAAGTTACTAGGTAAAACAAACGAAGGGCTGCTGTATGATAATGTAGCAGTAGAAGACAAGCTATCAATAACCTCTTCTACATTCTTTACGATATCTGCATATCCACTTCCTGACTGTCTATTGTTTTGCTTTAGTATCCACGTATTATACTGATAGAAGTAGTCTTCAAATATATCTAACTGCGCTTGCTTAGCGTACAAGTTAAAGTCATCTGGAGTAATATATCCAAAATTATTCTTGTTAGCTACAGACAATACAGTGTTTCTTACTGAGTTTATCATTCTTAAAAACTTTTTACAAAGATAATAAAAAAAAGCGCCCTGTAAAAGAGCGCCTTTAAATGCAAAAAGAAAAGTAATTTACTCGATTTTATTCTCAAGTAATCTTAACACTTCAATACCTTCATCTGTCTGTAAGTAAGAAGCTAATATGTAAATATGATTTTCCCCAAAAGGTACTGTCAATAATTTTTTCTTGTTTTGTGGAAGATTAAAGTAGATATCTCTACCCTTATTCTTTAACTTTAATAAGTCATACTCAAAGAATTTAGCACATGTATTTCTTAGTTGTAGCATTGGATCATTCAACATCTCTAAGAATGACATTGGATAATTTCTTGCATAAACAAATACGTCGCGCTTCAATTCAGCAGTAGACATTTTATCAATTTTAGATCCTAATAGAACTCTAGCTACAGCCTCTAAAAAGTCAATATCTAAGTCTCTTGCTGCAATTTGAGCGTCTAATTCACTTGTTAACTTGTCGATATCAGATGAGGCATCCTTTTCAGTGTTTACCTCTTCAAATACCTGACCATTACCAGGATGTAGTTCTAAAAAATATTGTAGTACTGGATTTGTTTTTGATACCTTTAAGGCACCGTCAACAAATACAATAGGTTCTAAAATAGCGTTACCATCCTGTTCGTCTTCGAACGGGCTTCTTTGGTTAACTGCATATCTTAAAGGTCTGTTTGATTTTCCATCGAAGTGTAGTAACGGAGATCTACGTGTGTTTCTTGATGCTAACATGTAAGATAGCGGGGTGTTTTTTTTCTTAAGTACGTATATTTTATCCGCACTTGAAATTTGATTTGCCATTTGATAAGATTTAAATTTAAAAAATAACCAGGGCTGTTACACCCTGGCTTATTATAACTATTTTCTAGTTCTCGAACAAGAAGAAGTTGTTAGCACCTAAAGTACATAAAGCTCTTTCTGACAAGAAGTGAACTTCCATAGCATCTAAGCTAGAAGTTTGTGCTCCACCAGCAGAACCAGTAATCCAAGTTTTGTAACGTCTGTCTTCAGTTTCAGAAGCTCTATAACGAACGTGTAAGAATGGACGTTTAGCGTTTTTACCAAGTACTTGATCGTAAACAGTAGTAGATCCAGCAGGAACTAATACACCATTGATAGCACCTCCAACAACTCCACCTCTAAGTGTAGCGTCGTTCAAGTATTTCCAGTCAGTTTTGTAGAAATCATAACCTCTACGGAATCCTGTAAATCCTAAGTTCAATGCCATTTCTTTATCGTTGTCAAACAAACCATAAGAAGTACCACCAGCACCGTAAGAGTTTTGAGCAGCCAACATATCGTCGATATCGAAAGAGAATTGACGGTTGATGAACAATACGTTTTCTTCGATAGCTCCTTGCTTGTCTAAACGTTGGATGATAGCGTCAAAATCAGATAAAGCAGTTGGGTTACCACCTGACCATACGTTACCTCTTTGTCCTACAGCGTAGAATAAACCTTCTGATCCTTTGTTTCCAAAAGCAGTATTAGCTACAGCTCCAGAGTTAGCCTCAGCAGGAACAGCTTCGATCATAGACATTTCTAAGTAATCTTCGAAACGCAAACGAGTTTCGTGCTCAGATTTAATGTACCATAAGTATCCAGTAGCACCATTTTCAGTAGTTACTTCAACCCATCCGATTTGAGCCATGTCAGAACCAGAAACAGCGTATTTCTCTTTGATGATGATTGGGCTGTTTTCGAAGATATCGTCTTGAGCCTCTAAAGATTCAGTTTGACCTTCAGTTCCTTTTTTGAATTCAGAACCATAAACAAAAGCAGTAACAGTTGCAGTAGCAGCGAAAGACTGTCCAGCAGCTTCGTAGTAAGCTACGTCAAAAGTACCAGTAGTATAATCAACAGAAGTGATGATTGCTTTGTTTGAGTTAGCAGCAGCAGCATTATCTGATAAGAAAACTGTTTGACCTGGTTTGAAAGCGATAGAACCTGTTAAAGCATCACTTACTGTAATTGTAGCAGTATCTCCACCTACAGCTGCGTCAGAAGCACAGTCAATGTATTTAGTGTGAAGACGACCTTGCTCTGCCCATTTGATAAGGTCTGAGTTAGACGGCATTTCAGCTCCTACTGCTCTTAAGAAAGATGCAACAGAACGATTTCCGTAACGCTCGAATTCTTTCTCGTAAGTATCAGGAAGATACTGATTCAAGAAGTCGAAATTTGTAATGTAGTTAGTGCTTAAAGTTTGTCTTGTAGCACTTGGTTGTAATGCAAACCCTGGGGTTGCTTGTACTGATCCAGCCATTTTGTTTTAGTTTTTAATTGTTTCTATTACTTTTTATTTTTAGTCCTCTTCCGCTATCTCCATCAGATGCAACAACTTTAAATCCAGACTGAGCAATTGATTGTGGAGAGTTTCTCATCTCCATATCTATATTCTTAATTCTTTTGGTGTTATCTAATAACGCCTCTGCTCTACCTTGTTCATAAAAGAACTTAGCAACTTTTTCTGGGTTCATAGCAGCAGCTAATGAACGATGATAGCCAACGTGATCTGAAATCAGTCCATTCTCATCTAAATACTTAGATATAAAATTTGTAACGTCCGATTGTGCCTTCTTAACTTCTGCAACATCTCCTGGTAAAAACTTAATTGTCTTATCTCCTACATTGAAATCAAAACCTTTGAATTCATCAGAGAAAAGTTCTTCAGTCTTCTTTTGAAAGTATTGAGACTTTTTAAGATTCTCCTCTTGTTGACTAGTGGAATCTTGAACATATTTCTTGTAAGCATTGTAAGTTTCTTTTTCGTCATCCGAAACCAATCCACCTTTTGACTCAAGAGGCGTCTTATAAGTTTCTTTGTACTCATCAAAAAACTTCTTAGCTTTAGCAAGCTCTTTTTTCTTAGCGATTTCCTTTTTCTTGATATCTTTTGGATCATCAAACTCTTCATCGTAAGCAAACTTATCCTCGATCATATATTGAATATCATCTCTGTCCAAGTCCTCTTCCGTTTGAGAGTAGTACTCAACTAATAAATCATCTGGATCCATATCGTCAAAGTTTCTGTTTAATTTAACAAAATCTTCAATTCCACGTCCAGTTTCTTTTTTGTATTTAAAATACGCAGCTACGTCTTCTGGTAAGTCCTCTTTCTTTTCTTCTCTTTCCGCAAAAAGATCATTGATAGAGTTTACTTCCTTTCCGTATCTATTCTTAATATATGAAAGAACGTCATTATCTTCTAGCTCTGCCTTTGCTGGCTCTGCCGGTAATTCTGCTTCAGGTTCTTGTTGAACTTCTACATGTTCTGGTTCAGCAATACTCTCCTCATGCTTATCCAATAACTCTTGTTCAACTTCCTGTACTGATTTTTGTTCGGCGACACCTAGGTCCCTTACAGTAAAAGTGTTTTCCATTTGATTTAATTTTTTGCAAAGTTACTTAATTATAATTTTATACTATCTAGGCATAAATCATGCTTGTTTTATTAGGTCTATGCCCTGTTAAATAATTATTAAGGGTAGACCTAATCATGTTGTGAGCTTTAGCTGCATCAGCTATGCATCCATAGTATATTCCGGTTTGTGTGTTTAAAATTATTTTAGCTTTATAGTTTTTTTCTCCAGAAATGCTTTTGCTTCTCTTTAATAAACACTCCTTAGATAATTTTCTTCCAGTTAAAGCTTTTGATATTTTATCTCTTCTTTCTTTAGAAAACACAGTTCCTTTATTACTTTCTGATATTTTAAGTCTTGTCTGTATTGATACAGGCCTACCTATCAATCCTTTCTTTATTTTTTGTATAGCCTCTTCAGTATGCTTAAATCCTTTTACTGAATTAGAAATTCTAGCCTTCATTTCGTCAGATATAACTTTTCTTGAATCGTTTGAGTTTGTTAAAAGACAATTCAATCCCTTTTTACCTATACATTCATATCTATCTTGCCAATATCTTTCCTTTTGGTTTAATTGATCTTTATCGCATTCTTCTATAACTTCAAAAACATGGTTATCCCATCCGTATTTTTTAATAGAACTATATAACCTTACTTGTAATTTACAACTACAACTTGCGTATTTTTTAATTCTATTTTCTATATTAACACTCTGTCCGACATATACCTTACCTGAAGGAGATGTTATTTTGTATATACCTATCATAAATTATATTTTGTACAAATATAATGTTTTATTATCTAGGTTCAAACTCAGCAAAATCGAACGAATCCAAACTATCATTTGTAGATTCGAAATTCATAGGAGGCAGGTTGTTTTTACGTTGATCAATTAGTTTAGACTGCTGTGTGTTTTGTAGGCTTATACGCTTATCCTTAGCTTCTTCTTTTAACTGCTCTTTTGTTTTGACAGTTTCAAATTCGGCTCCTTTAAGTTGCATCTGCATTTGGAATTCCATCTGCATAAGCTCCATTTTTAATTGAGCCTCACTCTTCATCTTCTCAATTTCGTATGCAACCTCTGCTTGCTTAATCTGCATTTTAGACTGAGTCTCAGCTTGTATATTTTGCATTGCTGTCTGAGCTGCCATTTGCTGTGACTGCATTTGGATCTGACCTTGCATTTGTTGCTTAGCCTGCTCGTTCTTTTGTAGCTGCTCTTCTTTTTTCTTTCTCTTAAGTTTAAGCAACTGATTAGCTAGCTTAAGGTTTCTCATCTCTCTAATATCAATAGCATCCTCTAAGTAAATAGAGTCGCGAGATAAAGCCAGGCTAATGTTTTGTTCTAACTGAGCCTTTTCTTCTTCGTCAGGTGAAACCTCTATAAATATACCGAAGTCATAAAGATATAAATCTTTTATTTCATCAAGTATGCCAACATTGTACTTTCCAATCTGATTAATGAACTCTTCTTTAAAATCAGAGTACTCTAGTATATCAGCTACCCTGTATGATATAGCCTCTGCTAATGATTTAGTTACAAATAAACTAGACTCAAGGATGTGTCTTGTAGCTGTATTTGAATTAAGAGCGGCCAACTTCTGAACACCTACCAAAGAGTTAGGGTCTGGATTAGATCCATCTCTAGCCTCATTCAATCCTGTTACATCCCTAATCATACTTAGGTAGTGGTTATAACTAGCTACTAAGCTAGATATTTTACCTTGTCCGCTGTTAGAGTTAAGTTCTTGAATTGGAACTCTGGCGTTATTGAATTCACCATCTCCAGTATAACTTCTACCGATAACACTACCCGTTTGGAAGTATAATCTAAGAGCGTCCTCTGGATTGTAAGCTGCACCGTTACCTAAGTCTACTTCATTAAGTCCATCAGCATCAATAAATACGCCATCAGGAACTACCTTAGCAATAACCTGTTGTAGCTTTAAGTGTGTCATTTGAATTAAGTCAGCAAAAGGAATCATTCTCTTAACAAGAGACTCTATGCTTCCTTTGTACATTCTAGGAGCCACAGCTATGTAGTTAGGTATTGCGTGTTGAGAAGCTGATTTAGGACGCACCATGTTTCGAGATAACTCCCACTTAAGCATGATGTTAGTACCCATAACCATTACACCATCGTACCAAACGTCGATAGTCTTTTCTATTTTTTCGAATCTACCTTCATCCATCATTTCTTGTGGAGGATTGAAAGTGTCGTCCTTTTCTATTATCTTATAAGTTCCGTCTTCTAGATTCTTTTTCTTGTAGACGATTTTTTTAGTAGTCTTGTAGTTAACATACAATAACGTAGCGGTATCGTTGCTAAATAAACTATTATTGTAGAACTGTGCTGAATTATAATAATCGTACCATGACTGGCTGTACTTTGAAATTTCAGCTAAATCCTCGTTAGTAAGGGTAGGATCAATTTTAACTAGCTCTGTAATTGGAACAGTTTTAATTTCACCCCAATAGAAACAATCCTTAAAGTAAGGATCCTCTGTGTAACTATAAACAACGTTAGCAGGATCTACGTACTCAATTCTTACACCGTCTCCAGGAAGGAACATGTGCTTAGCCATGCCCACACCAATTGTAGCGATGTCGTAGTCTACTCTTTTTCTAGTTTCATTATATTTGTTTTCGTCAAATACAGTATTAATAGCCTCTTCTTCAGCTATCTCAATTGCAGGCTTGTACTTAAGCTGCATGTATAATGAAAGTTCTTCGTCATTCTCAGGAAGATCATCTGGATTAGTATCAAACGCGTTAACACCGAACTGATCCTTAACCTGAAGTAACAAGTCCTTTGATACCATGTCAGCCTGAATCATATCCTGATACTTAGATCTTTTATCAGCAGACATAGCGTCCTGAGCATATGCTTTAGGCTTGAATAATCTGTCGTTCATTCCATTAACAACAATATCAACAAACTTAGGTATAATAGGAACCGGAGTAAAGTCAAGATTAGTATGAGATAAGTCGCCGTCAACAGCTATTTGATCTTTGTACTTGCCTATTGACTGTTCGCCTCTTGCATACAATCTTAATTTATGGAAGTTACCCCACTGATCATAGAATCTTGAATTGTTTCCATCCTTTCTAAACCATTCGTACTGAATACTTTGAGAGATCTGTAGACCATACTCAAATGTTTCCTTCTCTTTATCTGAAGCAAACTGGTTTGGAAAAGCAGTTGCAGGTATATTTATTTTTACGTCTTTCATTTATCTAATAAGTTCACTTCTAGTTCCTGAGTTATTATACTTTGCAAAATTAATACTTATTTTCGACTCTTTCTTTGCCGCCAAGTATATGTTCTTCTGATTAGCCATTATAGCTAGTCCTGAACTAATTGCAGCATCAAATTTGGTTCTGTTATTTATGTCAAATTTAGCCCACTCCTCTATTGTCCTAGTAAAGTACATGTCTCCCATTTCATCTGAATCTCTATACGTACCTTCAGTATCCATTCCGACATATTTTTCAATATACGACTGAATAGCGGCCGCGTGAGATTGCTTAACATCTTCAGACGAGTTAGGTATTCCTCCAAGCTCCTTCTCTGTCTTTGACAGATTAGTGAAGTGCTTATCTGGCCTGTTCATTGAGAATCCTCTGTATCCCCTGTTTTTAAAGTGATACAATAACCTAGGCTTATTATTCTCCACAAGGATAGGCATTCCATAGAATACACACGCCATTAGAACCTCTTCAAAAAATATCTCCGCTGTCTGAGGACGAGCTATATACTCAAGGAAGAAGTGGTTACTAGGAGCATTATCCATATTAAACTTAGTAAGTCCGTGTAGAGATCCGTTTGATCCTCCGCCTCCGACAGTTCCGGATATATCGTAAGGGTCACAACCAAAAGCACCAATGTGCTCATTACCAGGGTACTTGTTTCCATTTTTATAAACTACTTGGTTCTGCATTGCTGAATTAGGAATCCACGAAACTAGGAATCTCCCCCTTGGATCCGGAGTCCAAATAACTTGAGTATCCTTTTCTCCGTTCTTCCAGTGAAACGATCCTCTTGTTAGTATCTGATCTCTAATTAGAGAGTCATTATAGTCTATCTGTTGATAGATCTTTGTTAAGTTAAACAAAGACGCCTTACTCTCATCTCTAAACGCGTGAGACTCTGTTCTGGAGAACTGTCTGTAGAACTCATTCAATGCATCCGCATCATTCTTCAAGGACGCAACCTCATTCTCCCAGTAGTCTATAGCTCCGTTTGTTATTAGTCTTCCGTCTATTCCAGTTATTGGAGTTTCTGGTTTTCTAAACACAGGCATTCCGTATCTATCTATGTATCCTTCGAAGTTCCACTCCATTGGGATATATAGTGAGTACATACCAGACTTAGTCTGACCATTCTCGTTACGAGTCTTTATGTTAGAGTCCTCGTATAGTTTCTTAAAATTAGATCCACCTTTAGCAAGCGCATTAGGAGTTGATCCCATCATACACTTACCGATAATTCTACTACCTAAACGAAGACACGTCTTTCTAACTCGCCATCCATTAAGTATATTATTAGGAGCCTCTAACTTACCAGACTCATCCTCAACAAGGTAGACTAGCTTTTCCCCATCGTAACTGTTGTCAGCTGTATTCTTCCAGTCGATGGACGTGTCCAATCCTTCTAGCTCAGCCTCTGAACTATCATACATATTCTTCTTTGTAATCTTAGAAGCAGGTACCCTAAACGCTAGTTCTGTTTTAGGTTTATCCATACCGTCCATGATTGGCTTGAAAAAGAACGGAAGGTTACTTGATATTGGTACAACCTTATTAGTAAACATAGTCTTAGCATCACCCCCTGTCTTAGACTGAATACCTATTCTAGCGTCCTTAGCTAATGTAGCTATATTTACAGCTTCAGACGAGGCCATAAAGGAGAATCCAGAACGTCTAATCTTTAAGTAGACCATACCGAAGCATCTATCATCTGCGCGACATGCTTCCCAGTAAATAAAGAATATTCTGTTAGCCTCTCGAAAGTCTGGAAGTCCGACGTCAATCTTTGTCCATTGACAGTACATGTAGTGAGATCCTGTCATGTACGTCTCTACTCCATTATTCATGAAGAAGAATCCGTTCTCTCTTCTATCGAACTCAGTCTCTATATAGTCAACCCATTTAGACTTGAAATCATTAGGCATGTCATGCCAGTGAAATATAGACTTAATTTTATCTAATTCCTTTGGATACTCAAATGGCTCCCAGTACTGTAGTTCCTTCTTCTTGTCCCTTGAGTATATTGAGTCAGGAGTCTTTGGTAGCGCTATAAATAGTCCGTTTACATTATAGACTTCACCAATAGTTCCGTTCTTAGATATAACAATCATGTCATACTTCTCGTCGTATCCGTACTGCCAAGACTTTTTATTGTTCTTATTGGCTAGTACAGTTGGCGGAATATGATTCTTTACAACTGAGTATAAACTATTTTGATCGTTTTTCTGCAAATCCCTGTATTTTAGGTTCTGGCTTAGCTACTTCTTTTGGATCCTCATTGAGTTTTTCAGACTCTGATTCTATTCTATTAAGAATACTAAACGCATCTTCTATAGCTAAACGTTTGGTTGCCGCGGCGTTTTTTAGTTTGTCAGATGACAAGTCATCGTCTCCACCTCTTATAATTGTATCTTCAGCAACTTTAATGAGTTCTTCAACTGCTTTGTAACCAGCCGCTATGATACGCTCTTTTATGTCTTTTAATTCCATTTAATTGTGATGTTATTAGTAAACATCCTGTATAGTTTTTGAGCATCTATAGTAAAAGGATATTCACTATCTGGTTCAAATGCTATTTCATCTCCTACATTTAGCCCTAGAGCTAGTAGTTCATTGTTTATGTATGCAATAGTTCCTGCTAGAGGCTCCTCCTTACAGTTCTTTTTAATTACAGAGTCCTTAGATTCTATAGGCTTAATAAAGCAGTACTTTGAGTGTGCCTTCCATACATCGTTATGGTTATACATAAAAAACTGCTCCTGATCAACAAAGAATAAGTCGTCCTTAAAGTAGCTTGCGCCGCTCTTCTGTCTACCCTTCATGTCGTAGTAAAACTTAAACACGTTGTGGTGAACAAGTAAAATATCTCCAGGAGTAATCTCTCCGTCATAACCTATTGGAGTCTCGACAACCTCAGCGTACCTATTAGATACTGTATGGTCTTCCTGAGACACGCTTGTTATAATGTCAAGTCCACCTACCTCTTTAATATTATCGTATCGCCTACCGTTTAACGGTCTAACAATAAATAGACTTGGAGATTTCATTAGAAGTTGATGTTATACTCTATAGATATTGGCATGTTAGAATTAAACTCCTTCCAAAGAAATACTTCGTCTTCCTTCTCTATCCAGATCTTTATTCCTCCTGTGCTATCGTCTAGTCGTATGTGATGTATTGTGTGGGAATTATTCAATACAAGCTGACCTACAATGTAATGCATACCATTACTCTTGTAGTCAGCCCCTATTGTTATTTTTCTAATGTCGAACATTATGCCTGAGCTTCACCTTCAGAGATCTCCCCTGTGTTAATGTTTATAGAGATATTTTCTCCGTAGATCCCAGCTAGTTCCTTCTTAAGTTCATCTTGTTTGATTAACTTTTCGTTAACCTGTCTCAAAACGTCAGACTTCTTGAATTCGTACTCTGTTGTTAGTTGACCCAATGCCTCATTAGCACTTTTAAAGAATGACTCAAGTTCTTGTAACTTCTTTAATTCTTTTTCTTCGATTGATTTTACTTCTACTTTTTTCATTTTGATTTAATTTATTGGCAAATATACAAATTATTTATTAATGTACGATTTTTAGAGCGTCTCCGGTTCTATAAACCTTACCAACTGCTAACCCTGCTGCTACTGCTGCTGAATTATTAGCGTACTCTACTACTCCTGTGAATGAAGGTGTATTCATTATAAGTAAGTTCTGCTGTAAGAAGCTTATAACATCTGCGAACGTAAAGTTCTTTGTCTCTAAGCTATTCTCCGCATCTGTTCCTACTAACTTGTCGTCAACTGTTATTTCAGTATCGTCTGGATATTGGCTAATCTTTGTCATAATTATTCAGCTATTACTTCTTCAACAATAGGTGTTGGTTCAGGTGTTGGTTCTGGCGGAACTGGTGGTACATACTCACCTGTAATAACAAGATTAAGTTGTTCAGCAATCCAATCCCAAGCGTAGTTATCAACTGTCCAGTCGGTATACGCTTCGCCCGTCATTGTCAAATTACCTTGAGCTAATTGATTGCCTACATTGCCTTCAACTGTCTCAGACAATAAAGAATAATAAAATGTAGCCGATGTATTTAATGTTACATTCACTGCATAAGCATTTAAGATAGTTGCTTGTTGTACTGTTCCGTTATCCCAAATGGATACTGCTTCAATTGTTTTCATATTATTTGTTTTTTAAAATTTCTATTTCTGCTTTTAGTTCTTGAATAGCTTTTAACATTGGAGTAATCAGTCTTGAATACTCAATACCAACCATTTCTTTTTCACCATCTTCTGTTGGATTATAATTTATTAAGAAGTCAGCAATTGGAGCAGTATCTTCAGCAATTAATCCGTAATTAATATCTTCATAAGATTCGTCTGTATAATTGCCATCTTCATCTTTTTTACGATAATTAAAACTAACTGTGTTTAAATCATAAATCCAATCTATATTAGATAAATTTTCTATGTTGCTTTTTGATTTTCTTACAGATGAAATACCGCCAAGACCGCCAACTGTATCTATATATAAAGTTCTTGGAGAGGATGAAACTGTATTTCCATAAACAATAGAATTAAGAATTACATAACCGCCTCCTGTAATACGAATTCTTTCTGAAGCATCCGTATATATTCCTATATTAGAACTACTCCCTCCTTTTGCTACTATTGATAATTGTCCTGAAGTTCCTGCTCCAAAATCGTTTGTTAAACCATAAAATTCTGTGCTATTTTTTAGTGTATAAATTTTAGCAGAATATTGATAACCTATGCCACTATTATAAAAGTCAATACCTCCATAAGCTCCATCGCTCCTAACGTTATTTGCACCATATAAAGTATTAAATACACCTACGTTACCACCTGAAGTGATACGCATACGTTCTGCTCCTGTACCCGCATCACCATTTGTCCAAAAACTATGTTCACCTCCATTAGCAATGTAATTCATAGTTCCTATTTGGTCAACTCTAATTTTACCCCTAACTGTTCCATTAATTCTGTAATATATAGAACTTTGACCTATTGAACTTGAATTATCTAATAATATATGCCCCGCTGATGCATCAGTGTAATTTGTATTTGTTTTGTTTATTGTAAATATTGCATCAGGACTTGTTGTAGCAATTCCTACGTTGCCACCTGGCAAAATAGAAATTGGATAAACACTATTTAAGTTATTCTTAATATAAAATTCACCGCTCCCTCCTAATTCAAATGAATAATCAGAAACCGAATCCCTTGCTATTCTTAATGGATTAAATGAACTTTGGATTATATGTAATTTTGAACTCGGACTTGTTGTTCCTATTCCAACATATCCATTGCTCAATATCTCTATTGCAGCAGTAGAAGTTCCCATTGCTCTAAGAGAAAGTCCAGACGAATTTATCACTAGCTTTTTATCACCGTAAGTGCTATCGCTTGAAGACGCAACTAAGTATACTTGCGTAGAATCAGGCTGTAATGATATATTACTTCCGTTAACTGCATATTTTGATCTAATACTTCCTACAACATCAAGCTTATATTGAGAACCAGTAGCAGGTGTTAATCCCATTCCAATAAGTCCGCTATTTTCCTTTATAACCTCTGTTAGATTCCCTAAATTTCTATTTAGTCCCATATTTGTTTTGTTTTATTCTAATCTTAGAAAATGTATTATACCGCTAGAATAGTTACCAGAACTATAATAAGAAGTTGTATTTATAAGAAGTCTCATATATCCACCAGAAGTATCGTAGCTTAAAGCAAACGATCCAGTATTCCAACCGTTATCAGAATAAGTTAAATTAGACATACTGTTTACCCCATATCCAGGAGATGTTAATGCTATCTGGTAACTAGCCGTATCTTTCGAAGCAGCATCACCCATTGTAACCCAGCAAAACGCTTTTACGTCATTAACATTACTTAATATTGCTCTCCATTGACCATCACATAATGAAGCAACACTCATAGATGAATATCCTAATGGTATTGTAGATCCACTTGGTGATCCAGCTGTAACGCTAGCAAAGTTATTTGGGTATAAATTATTTGCTTTTACTGTTCCAGAAATATTAGCAGATCCACTTACATTCAATCTATTACCGTTGTCTGTTTGAGTTCCTATTGATACATTTCCAGTAGAACTTACTCTAAAGTATTCTGTACTATTATTTGAACCCATGAATCTATAGTTTGTAGATTGGAATCTAGCTCCAAATCCAGCTTCGCTTGTAAATTCAAAGCCTCCGCTACCAGATAAAGTTCCGTCAAATAATCTTATAGCTCCACCTGTAGTAATACGAACTTGACTTGTTCCTGCTGATTGAAAATCAAATCCATTCCCATTTCTATTGTCTAAAGAAAAATAAGCTCCAGAATCATATAATTGAGTAGAAATTAAATTGTCGGCTCTATTAAATATAACCCTACCTTGTGTTCTTAAAAGAATATTTCCACTCTCAAGTGTCAACTTTTCAGAAGGAGCAGTACCTATACCAATATATCCATTATTATCTGTAGATATATATTTACTTAACAAGCCTAAGTTTTTAGTTAATCCCATATTATTTATTTTTTATTTATAGAATACTACTAGGCGCGTTATCGGTTTTATGCTTTAACGTTTGTATCCAATTATTTGCGTAAGCGGCATTTACTATTTCTTCTCTAGACCCAGGTATTGAATGACCCAATTCTAAAATTTTTTCTACTGATAACTTTACAATCTCTTCAATAGCTAGTCTTGCTCTTTCCTTCATTGAATTTTCAATCCAATCTTTTGGGTTATACGCAATATATTCCATTGCTAATTTTTCAGTATCTGTAAGTGTTACTATATATTCCATATTTTTTATATTTATTTTTTACCCTACTAAATATCCGCTAAATGAACTCCAGTCTTTTCCATGAAAATCAACAGAGAATCCGCTTGAGTTAATCATATATACATAGTCTCCTGGGTTTAAATACATTGAAGTAGTGTATACTACATTACTCCATGCGTTAACTACTGAAGGGCTAAAGTGCATGTTATATCCAGATGTTGCAGCTCCTCCATTCTTCATAATACTAATTGCTGCATTTGTATAATTTCCATTAACTATTGTATAAAAATTAAATTGATAAACTCCAGCAACTGGAGCGGTAAATCTACCATTAGATATATTGTAACAGCTTCCAATATTATATTCGGTTGTATTGAAAACAAATGTTGCATTAGATGTTAAAGTCCAAGTTGCATTTGTACCATAATAAGCTCTAAATGATGGCTGTTGAGGAGTTGTAACACGTCCGCTAGTATCAATTTTTAAAGCCTCTCCTCCGTTTGAAAATAGCTTAATTCCATATCCAGTGCTAGCTTGCATATTAAAATACCCAGATTCAGAATATAAAGCCCCTGTAGAAACACCATTTATTGAACATATAACACCTCCACTATAAACACTTCCTTCCAAAGTTAACCATTTAGCAGCACCGCCACCGTTCAATGGGGTAGCTGTTCCAATTGCTACGTTTGAATTAAAATATACTTTTGAACCCCCGAATTCTATTGGATGAGCATTTGAGTTTGTATTTAATAACATTCCTCCACCTGCTCTACCATATATATTTCCTTCTGCGCTTGCTGTTGTAGAATATAAAGTAATTTGCCCTTGAGTTGATGCCGATATACCTGAACTTATAACCCCGTTTACTTGTAATTTATTTCCGTTATCTGTTGTAGTATTTATTAAAACATTATTAGACTGAGTAATGCGCATTTTACTAATGCCTGCGGATTGAAAATCAAATCCATTACCATTTCTATTGTCTAATGCAAAATAAGTGCCAGCGTCATATAGATGCGTTGCTACCAGATTATCAGATCTATTAAATTTAATAGCTCCAGCTGATCTTAACAACATATTTCCATCTAAGTTTAATTTCTCAGATAATATTGCTGTTGCAATACCTACACTTGTTCCATTGTCTGTTATCTGACTATCCCCTAATGATGCAGCCCCGGTGAACTTAGCTATTTTATTAGCAGTACCGACAGCTCCGCTAACCTGATTAACATAACTATCGATTACAACACTTTCCCCAGCAGCACAAGCAAACCCTAACACAACAGATGTTCCGTTAGTTGCTGTAAACTCAGCTGGACTTAATTTAGATCCATTATAGAACACATCAACTTGACCAATAGCATAGTTTACACTAAATGTAGTTTGACCTCCTGTTGTCGTGAATACTGTTTCGGTTCTAATCGATGTTGTATTAAATGAAGATACAAACTTAACAATACTTATCTGTGCATTTAATGTAGCAGGAGTAACTAATACAATAGTTGTACTATTAGTTGCTACAAATTCATCTGGATATAATTTAGAACCATTGTAATAAACCTCAACCTGCCCAACCTCATAAGGTGTTGTAAATGTTGTTTGACCAGATGTAGCTATAAAGTTTACTTCTACCCTAGAGTTCATTGCTGTGGATACTGATCCATCAGCTTTTAAGTATTGATCTACTGTACCTCCGGCCTTTATAAAAGAATTGGCTGTTACATTACTCGTAAATGTTTTAGTTCCGGTTATAGTTTCAGTTCCAGCTTTATGGACAACTAAAGCGTCGTCAGCTGGTGCGTACCCTAACCATTCTGCAATTGTCTTATTAACCCACAATGTTCCATCATATCCTAATACATCACCATTAATTGGAACGTTAGTTTTAATGTCTACATCGTGAATCTCGTTTAATTCAAAACCGTTTTGTACATTTATGAATATCTCTCCGTTGTTGGAATTTACTCTAGTAACAACTCCTATAAAAACTAAGTGAGCAGGAGCATAAGGTTTATTAGCTAATCCATAAATAAGATTTCCATTTGTTCCTAACCATACCGGGTCCCCTACCGTAGCAGTTGAGGTATTAAGCCCTGCTAATCTACCTATTTGCACAACGTCAGCAAACCCGTTAATTGTAACAGTAGCGTTAAGTAACCCTAGTGTTTTTGAAGATGTAGCTTCTGTAGCATTTGACGCTAACCCCACAATTATATTTGTTCCATCAGCACCAGTCACGTACACAGCTTGCCCTTTATTTATTGCAACGCCGGCTTTTACCTCATTCTGAACGTCACTAGCAACTGTAGTTTCATTTACCCAGCTAACAGTGCTACCATTAGATGATAATACTTGTCCAGCTGAGCCATTTGCACCTGAAGAATCCTTCAGACCCGCTTGGACCTCTATATCACTTTTAAATTTCATATACTATGTTTTATTTTTGTACCAATACTCTAATTGGATTTGTTGGAACAGCAGAGAATGTAACAGTAATCGTATTCACACTAGCTCTAGTAATGTCTGCATACACGGTATCATTAGTAACCGTATCGTATAATTGCACCATAACATCTAATGTATTCAAGTTATGAGTAACCGTTGCGGTTGCAGATATTGTTGTTGCATAAGATATTGTTGGAGGCGTATATGTTGATGCTATTGTTACCGTATCGGTTGTAGCGTTTGTTGTTATTTCAATTGCATTACCAGCTACCAATGTTAAAGTATCGTCATTCCCGTCAGCAACCACTGTAGACTGCCCAGATACTGCAATATTTTTAAATATATTTTGAGATGAACCTTTATCAGTGTTTGTTACTGTAGCTGTTCCATTTGAATAGGCAACCCCGATTCCAGACCCAGCATTAACATTGCCTAGACCTACAGTCGTAAGCGTAGCTAAGTCAATATTACTTTGAACCGTTGTCCAATCCGCTAAAGTAGTAGGTGTGTCTTTGTTAGCTATTAATGAATCACCAACTCTAACTTGTTCAGTAAAGAATAGTCCATCAGCCGTAACAGTCCACATAAATCCTTTCTTGATTGTACCTGTTGGGGGTGAATCTAAGTTTGGTGTATTTGTAGCAGCATCGTAACCTCCTTGAAATATCAATGCTCCAGTTACAGAGTTGTCAACATAAGCCTTACTAGCTGCATCAGTACTTGCGATTGGTACAGCTGGTATTGTAACCTGTCCTGCAAAACTAGATTGCCCTGTTCCTTGAACCGTTAATTCACCTACTAATGTTACACTATCTTGTAGACCTATAGTTACCGATCCATTGTTACCAGTAGACTCAGTTATTTTTACTCCTGTAGATGTACCGTTTAAAGTAACGCTAGATACTATTTGTGTAGTAAGTGTCTGTTCTGTTAAGTTTAATACTGCAGAGTTTGCTCCTCCAGCAGCAACCGGTAAAGTATATAAAGCTCCAATAGGAGTCCCCCACGTGTTATCTCCTCTAAGGAATGTTGTACTACTAGGAGTTCCTGTAGCATTCAAACTAGCCTCTAGATTTATTACATTGCTACCTGAAGCACTTAAATTAGCAAGATTAATAAATGTACTATTATTAAGGTTTACTTGCTTTAAACCGATCCACTGCGTACCGTCATGATACTTCAATGTATTTACATTGGTTGTACTATCTAGATATATTTGTCCTTTAGCAGCCGTAGGTGCAGTAGACGCAACTTGAACCTTTGCATTTAACAGCTGGTTGTCGTTGATATTTAAATTATTTAAAAATTGTATTGCCATAGTTAGTTCATATATGCTTTCCCGGATTCATCTCCAGAAAAAGTTATTGTTAAGTTGTTCTCGTCTATATATACTACATCTGCAATACCTACTTGACCCGTAGACAAAACCATTGTAGCAGAAGGAAATTTGTTTAAGTTGTGATTAATTATCCATGGATTAGCAGGTGTATCCTGTGTAAATACAAACGTCTTATCTGCTACAGCATCTAAACTTACTAAAGATATCATGTAGTTCTCATCCTCTTCCATGAAGCCGTGACCTGTTTTATAGTCTACGGTTACGGTAAAGAAGTTAGGATCCTGATCGTATATTTCGATATCTAATATCTTGTAAAATCCAAACGAATTGATATCGCTAGACTTAAATATAAGAACCTCGCACTTGTCTAAGAAATTTAAGAAGTCAGAAACTATGTTCTGCTTCATAGTGTACTTACTAAGTATGAATGTATTGATAGAAGAGAAGTTAACCTCAGGCCCTCTCTCAGGAACAAATGTTAACGTTCCGTTAGGTCTCTGCTCTAGCGGATCCAACGTGTAGTACTTATACTGAAGTGGAACTCCAATATTTATTATCTGATTCTCGTTAAAGTATTCAGCAAGCTTTTTCGGTGTAAAGTTTTTTGTTCTGTTCTGCATATTAGCATCAGAACCGATCCACTTATCAAGAGCCGTGATCTTTTCATCTACAACGTATGTACTTATTTTTGTCATATTACTTTCCTTGACCTACGTTCTTTTTAACGTAGTTCTTGCTAGATTTTAATTTAGAAGTCTTGCTTTTACTATGAACGCCTGGACGCTTAATGCTTTTAGATTCCTTCTTGTTTGATTCTGTCTGCTTAGCCATTATAAGAATATTTTTTTCTTTACTTGTCTATAAATGTACATTCCGATAGGAATAAGAAGCAGCCATAAATAAACAAAGTTGTTTGCTTTTTTGTCTACCTTCTTTACAAAAGTTTTCTTGATACCTTCTCTTTTTACATTTAATTTTTTTACAGAAGATACTTTTATATTCTCTTTTGTTTTATCTACAGTAGCCTTGCTTACTTTTTTGCTTTTTATAACTACGTTTTTAAAAATCTTACCGTCAATTTCCATTGGCTTTGACGTATCCTTTGCTGTGTACTCTACCTCGTCTGTAGACTCTAGTATCGTTACATTATTGTCCTTAACATAGGTTCCGTCTATCTTAACTTCAGACACACTATCAACCTTAGTTTCTATTACTACCTTAGACACATCTACCTTTCTAGATGCGCAGGAGTGTAGTAGTACTATACTAATAAATAGTATAAGTAGTCTTGCCATTTTTCTTCGTTGCTTTAAGAACTTGTTTTCTTTGCTTTCCATTAGACTCAAAAGATACGTGTACCCAGTCAGGGTTTTTATCTGTTCCAAACTCCCAAATTAACTGATCAAATGATAGATTATCCTTTATCCAATTAAAAATCTGAGCGTTTGTAATTCCTGTATTGTCCATATCAATGTCAATTGCCTGACCTAAAAGGTGCTGGCTAGATAAAGATCCTTTTATAGCCTTATTAAGCGCTAAACTTCTGTATCCGGAACTTATATGTATTGGAGTATTAAAGCGATCTCTAATAGGCTGAAATACATTTACAGCTAGCTTCTTCATGTTATTTAAATGCTCTGCTGTAGGTTCGTTTTTTATTCCGCTCCTTTTAGCCAAATCACTTCTAGTCATTTCAGCTAAGGATAAGTTCTTAGATAGATTCATGGCTTTGAAAATATTTTAATCAATATTGTAGCTAGAGACCCTAGTATGATGACTATTACAACCTTGAACTGATTTACGTATACCGAAACCTCATTTTTAAATGTTTCAAGGTCCTCTACACGGTCCTCTATTTCATTTATTTTGAATAGCATTCCGTGATTATTGTTTAGTTCGTTTCCGACAATAGCATTCTTTATGTCTCTAATGTTTTCACCGACTATAGCGAGATCCTCAACAAGTTCTTGCTGTTTTTTTTCTAGTCTATCCAATCTTTCTATCTCTAAATTACTCATTTTTTCTTATGGATAATTTTTCGACAATATCTGTAACCCCCTGAATACTAATATACGCTGTTGCTATTATAACCCAGTCAGAAGATGTTAGCGTTCCTGAGAATAGTCCAGCACAACCTATAAGAAAAACAAAAAGTTTTCTACTTATCCATCTGTTTATTATTGTATCAAGGTTCTTACGCATACTACCAAAGTGCTACTATTCCTGTAGCAGTCGTTGTTGTTGAAAATACACGAACTACTTGGATAGGTAATACCACTCCTGCTGGAACGGCATTTAAAGTGATGTCATCACCTCCTGCTGTAAGTACTCTAATTATTCCTCCTGATCCTGTGTATAAAACACAAGGTTCAGCCTGAGCAGCTCCGTTAACTGAAGGAATATTTTGCGTGTCTGATTTAACTACTGCTAAGCCTCTACTTTGTTGTAACTTTTGATATGCCATCTTTATTTAATATTTTATTTATTAGTAAATCTGGGTTGTTTAGCTTTTCTTTTCTAGCTCCACACCCACAGTCTGTTCCTGTTTTTTCTGATATTGCATCTACTACCTTTTTTATTCCAGTAGCTGTCGTAATTGACTCAATAGCGTTTCCTAGTAACATATTATTTAGTTTTTTTGCCTCTTGCTCTTTTATCTCCAGGCATGTCGTTAGTATCTCCTCTATTCTCTGACGCCTTCTTCATTACATATCCACGCTTAGTATGTGCTAGATCCATTCCGTTCTTGTCACCGTACGTTCCTCTTTTACGATTCTCACGGTTAAGTTCTACTCTCTTAGCTACTTGAGTATCAGATTTATTATATTCCTTCTGATATTCGTTACGTTTTTTACGAGCCTCTGGATTCTCTTTGTAATATTTAGCGGTTTTTCCTAGCATTATTTTTTATTTTCTTCTCTTGCTTAAGCATTTCTTTTGTTGGAGCCTTTCCACTTCCAGCATTAGTTCTAATGTTATCCCAAAGTCCTATTTTAGATACTGATCCGTCTTTTCTTTTCATCATCTTCATCCTACCACTTAATTTTATCCGACCAAAAGGCCGCACTTGATTTACCTTTAGCTATATTCTTTCCGTGTCTTGCCTTGAATGACGCCCTCTTCGCCTTCATTGCGTCGCTCTCTCCTGCCTTTGGTTTTCCTGCTGTCTTAGCTCCTTGCTCTCCGAATCGAATTATCTTTTCCTTTCCATTAGTACACGCCTTTACAATATGAGACTTTGTAGGGTGACTAGGTGTTCTCTTAGGGGTGTTGCACTTCATTGACTTCTTATCAACCATGTTACTTCTTTTTAGACTTTCCTGCCTTTGATAACGCAATAGCAATAGCCTGCTTTTGAGGAACGCCTGATTTTATTTCTTTTCTTATGTTGGCACTAATTGTTTTAGCGCTCTTTCCTGACTTTAATGGCATAATTTATTTCTTTACGTTACCTTTTAGGTAGCTCATTTTACCATTAAGAGACTTTTTTGACTCGTACTGAGCTGCTTTTTTCTTTCCAGCAGCCATGCTTGGTGCGCATTTTTTCTTCATAGCTATAAATTATTTATCTTTGCAAAGATATTAAATTTAATTCAAATGAAATTTACTAAAATAATCAAGAAAACCTATACAAGGGTCGAACCAAAGTCAGATTATCTCAAGTACTGGCGTATTGTTCGTATATGGGCACGTGAAAAGCATGGTCTAAGCTACTCAGACCTAGAAATGCTGCTATTTTTACATAGTGAGAGGCTGTTTAACAAGTCAAAGTTTGTAGAATTTAACAAGATGATGTCCTGGGACAACGTCAGGTTCGCTAGACTGTACCGTGACGGATGGATTAGCAAGTGGAGGGACCGAATTGGTAACGAGGCTACGCTATACGAGGTGTCGTTGAAGGGTCGAAATCTTATAAAGGCCATCTACAAGAAGCTTGAGGGTGAGCAGACTATATCTGAGTCGCCTAGTGCCAACCCGATGTTTCAAAAAAGGAACAGTGGGTACGCTATGGACCGCGATAAGACTATAATTCGTAAGATGAATCGTACAAGAAAAGAAAAAAAGAGGCTGTCCGACCTTGCTGAGCAAGAGTACCAGAAGCAGCCTCATGTTATTAAGAGAAGAAAGGAGATAACCCCTTATCTAGAGTATAAAAAGAGTCTAAAGAACAACGACGATGTCGCGCTCTAGTATAATCGTGTAAGGAATGTCGTTGATTAGCATGGTATAACCGGCTCCCTTATCATAATATATAAGATCCCCTTCCTTTACACAGTCTACATTAGTGCCAGGTCGAACGACCTGGCCTTTTTTGTAGCGAAACTTTTCGTTGTCACTCCCTGATAAAAGCAGTCCAGACTCTGTCTGGATCTGCTCATCGATTGAATTTATTACT